AGCCTTCCGTACCTTCTTGCGACCTGATCGATTACCAGTAGTGTTTCCGGTTGATCCTCGAAAGGCTCGCAGCCGTTCAATGGCTGCGCCTCCATCTGTCGACAAAGACATAATCTCTTGGAATAAGTCATCACTAATACCAGATGGAATGGCCCCAACCCACAGCTTACCATTCTCGGCATCGCTGGCGTCCACGTCCAATACCACCTTTACATCTTCCCATTCACCGGTATCAGGATCACCAACAGCCAGCAGACCAGCTGCCAACACTGCATCTTTCAGCCTAGCCATGGTTTCTAGGTGTTTGACTGGTGTGGCAGCAACCTGTTCCAACACATCTTCGCTTGACTTACCGTCAGTATCTGGTACTTCTAGCCCTTGGGCCACAGCCAAGGCAGCATGGCCTACCCTTGCGAGGTCGGCTGATGATACCTTGCGTACCCTCCAGTTCATGTCTCCAGCCTCAACGACTGATGTTGCACAGCTTTCGATTGCTGCAAGAATGTTACCCATAATGTCCTCCTAATTTGACTTGGGTTGTTGTTGATTATCCACTATGCACTGGTGTACTGTTCTGATTCTTGACCGAAATCTGCGTACCCAAGGCCAGACCACTAGTGCCATCACCCTGTGCCTTGTACGTCACACTAGCTGTGATCAAACCGGTCTCACTAATCTCATCTGTATAACTCTCGATGTAGGCATTGTTCAATTCGAATTTCATTTCTCGTTCGTTGCCAGAGGTCCCATCGTTGTTGAAGGTCACACTAAGATCAGAAGTAGTGTCATCAATGAATTTCTGGTAACCCTCCACATCGTCAGTCTCAAATGTGACTGTGACGGTTGAAGTCCTATAGTCAGATTGCACGGGTTGTTTGGTGAGGAGTGATCCTAACCGCATACGCTCTGATAGCCCATTCTCTAGCTTGTATTCGAAGTCGATCAATTCAAAAGTCTGACTATTCCAGCTTAGATCACCAGCGTGCTGGTGGAGCACCAGATTCTCGTAGGTCGGATCTGCAAATGTCAAGGTTGTGTTACCACGTGCTGCTGTCGATGGGCTGGTATCAAGGCTTGTCTCTGCCAGCATGTCTAGAGATAGGGACATTATTTCCCCAGCTGCACAAGACATCGTTAACGTATTGAATACCGTACCCTCGAATGTCTCCGAGTAATCACTAGTACCACGCTGCAAGCGGAGTGTGGTACCCTTCACTGGCACATCGCCCATCGTATACACATGAGTATTTGGTGTTCCAGCTGATGTAGACGACGCACCCAGCGCTTGATGAATAAAATACCCTACATTGTCATACGTGGCTTCAAGCTCAATACTGCCAGTCACTTTGTCGGATACGATATAGTGGCCTTTGCGCAGACCGGCCACACCAACGACTCGCAGATTTCCACGTTCCACTTTTTCCACTTGTCTAAGCATCGAGCAGGATATGATCGGTCGTGTGACCGTTGGACTATCGATGTGCGTACCATATGTGGTTTCTTCAGCCACGCCAACGAATGAATTGCGGCCAAAATAGGATGATGTTGCCATTATATATACCTTTTATTAAGAAGAGTGGAGCGCCAGATTATTTACCAATAATGTAGCACGTTGATCGAGAACACGCATGCCTCCAGCCTCATCAACAAGGCCAAAAGTCATAATAATGATGTATCGCTTTTCATGAGTGCCTGCCTTGATGGGCATTTGTACCACATAGTCATCTGCTATAGTGATTGAATTCAGCACTGTCATGGCAGATGTCGTGTCGCCACCATCTTGGTCATAGATAATAGCCTTCACATATGCGATTTCTTCATTCCTCACTGATTGTTGGTTTCTACGCCCGAGCTTCATCACACAATCAGACAAATCCCAGAATATGCGCACATCGTCAGCAACCTGTTTTCTAATCCTATGTGTCGGATTAACTTGGTCTGGTCCCGGCATATAACATTTTAATCTATAATTGGTGTTCGCACTTGATGGATCACTCAGCTCAACACTTACTGTCTTTGGTGTCGTGGTGATATTGGTGCTGACGTTTTCTCCACTAATAAGGTTTGCATCATAATTGCCCCAGTATAAGAATGCCCCAACAGAGGCAGATGATGCATCATTACCATATGGGGTGGCAACATCATGTTCATCAATCTGGATTGTACACGTGCGATTAGCCTTAGATGGTACGCCACCATCAAACGCCCAATCAAGCAAGGTCACACCATCGGCACTAGTCACCCGCACATCGTTGAACGTAGATAGAACGTTATTCCAGAATTTGCCCATGGCCGTGGGGATAGTGATTTGTCCTTCTGGTGCTGACAGACCACTGTGATTCGCGTATGTTAGTGGTGTGCGATACAACCAATCTTCTCCTAACCATGACATATTAAGACCCTGCTATTTCTGAGTATTTGACTTTTAGCCTGAGCGTAGAAACACCCATACGCGGACGATCCAATTCAGCACCGTCATAGGCGGACGCATCAATTTCCACATCATGAACCAAACCACCAAGGGCACGATCATTCTCTAGTGCACGCATCACATCGCTTTGTGCGTCGAGCGCAGCCAGTATAGCTGTGCCGGGTGATGATGATGTGGTGGGTACAAACACATCGATCTGCAAAACCATTTCCCTATCATACCTATTCATGGGGGTTCTGCCTGCAGTCTGGCTAGTCGTGGTTGTCAAAGGTGACACATAGATGCCGGGCACTCTAAGTGGATCAATGGCTAATGCCAGAGATACTTGATCAGCAGCAGAGAAATCATAATTATACGAACCACTACCATCTATGGCTGCTAAATCCGTTTTCACTCTGGACATGATGCTTTGCTCGGTGCTAGCCATTTATAATCTCACCACACCCTGCAAGGCATCTTGGATGGCTGGCGATAGGTTTCTTGCTACCCTTCTCATGGCTGGCCGCATAAATGGCCTCTCTGGGATTTCTACGCGTTGACGCAAGACATACCATACCTCACCAGTCAATTCATGCACTAGCAATGGTTGTCCTTTCCTGGATTGCGCGTATGATAGATTAGGAACAAACCTAGCGGATGGATATCTAGCCACACCTGCTCTAGTCTTCAACTCGTCATGGACTGGTATGGTAAGGAATTTAGACCTTTTTGGTGTTATAATCTTACCGAATTCATGCGCAGCTGCATATTTGACATCAGATGAAAGCTCAATGGCGAATGTTCGCCTGTCTACCAACAGTGGCCTACCCTTAAGGCTTGACCTAAGTCTACCACTCCTCACTCTCAATTTTGTGGTGGCAAAACCCTTTGCATAATACTCTGCCTGTGCAGCGAATTTGATAGTGATAGCATGCATCGCTCTGATGATACCAGACGTTTGTGCCGTCCTAAGTCTACCAACCAAATCGGGTAGTGTATTCCCCATCATCCAACCCAGGCTGTGGCAAGCCTATATGGTTGCAGGGACTGTTTCACAGAATCCATGAGTGAGAACCCAAGCATATCAGCCGAGCCGCCACCTTGAGATACTTTGGTTTTGCCAATCGAATTCCTTGACGTAAACCAATTAGCCACTTGGATCCCACATGCATGCTTGATACCTTCTGGTGGAGTGGCATACCCAGCCATGTAATCCACCCTAATGGCTCTCTTGGCAGTAGAAAATGGGCTTTTCTCTGCGTCATCTTTCAGTAGGATCCTACCCTCGCTGTTGTGGACATGGAATTGGCTGGCAGGTATGGTCTCCGTACTGTCATCATATTCGAGGTCCGGATCGTCTATGACCGTGGATATGCTGATAATCGGTCGTACGGTCAGCCGCAATTCTCTGCCACCCGGACCATTCAAGAATTCGATATAATTCTTTGATTCCATGCTGTGTGTGCCAGAGTTATTTACAGGAAAGCCACAATGTGCTGCTGCCAACGAGTCAAAACGAGATATAAACAGATCGAGGATAGTATCCTCACCTGTGCCGGTCAAACCGGGAATAAACCCTCTTGCTTCGCTGGCAGAAATCAATGCCACTATTCGTCATCCTTCTTTGCTGCTGGTTTTTTGGTTGGTGCCTTGGCTTCAGACAACCATGATGGTAATTCAACACCTTTGGCCACTTTAATCGTGCGCACTTCGCCTGTTATCCAATGACAGCCAGCAGGCCAAGTACCATTTCTGCTTGCACGTAGTTTCATTTCTTCGCCTTCTTCGCTGGTGTCCGTTTCTTAGCGGGTGAATTTATTGCACGGCTTTTCTTGGGTTTCTCTGGGGCTTCAGCTACCACAGCAGGTTTGACTACCTCGAAGCATCCAGGAAAGGTAGAAAGCAGGTATTCTGCTGTCTCCTTGGGTACTTCACGCTGCTGGTTGGCAGGCCAAGGTTGCAAAACCCCGACCCGCCCACCACGGTATACTGTCCCCAGATCACCACCCGTGAACAGTAGCAACATCATGCACGTACCTTCTGCCAATGGGCATAAAACACGGCATCCAGAGTAGCAGTCCCGGTCTCAGTGCAAACGAGCTTGATGCTGTCGGTCGGTCCGAATTCAGCATCAGTACCAGCCGTGGTGGTCATGGTGAATTGGACACCAGTGCCAGCGACTAGCGCAGTGGATGATGTGTCAAACGAAGTACAAACAGTGCCAGAACCGGCAGTCTCAGTGACTGCGATCACGAATTTGTTTGAACCATCAGCGGAGATAGCCTGCGTTGGCACGAGTGACAGACCGGTCAATTTCCATTCACCAGTACGACCATGACCCATATAAAAGGTCGTGGTTCCTGTCTTCTCACCGAGAGAATAGGAGGTTGAAAGTAGATCAGGTGTAGACATAGTATTATATCCTCAGGATATTTGGGTGGTGGTGGCTATCAAGTGGCCATGTTGAATGCGAGATGCAGATTCTTCTTATCGTCTTCGTCAAGTGTATAAAAGGTGGATCGCACAGTGCTTACCATCTCATGTACACCACGTGTGATATCCTTCGCTACTTCAACACCGGCGCCACGGAGTGACCCGATTTTGTAGCGCGCAGTATTTACAATCAGCATACTGGAAGTGGCACCCCCAGCGGTCGTGAATTTGCCAGATGTCTGAAGATCAGAAGTCAAGAATTCACTCATCACGATTGGAAGCCCAATTACCTGTGCAAGCTGACCATTTACAATAGGCGCCGTTGGCCCAAATTTGTCCATAGTCAAGACATCATCCATAGGCAGAAGATCTGATAGATAGACTTCTGGGCTACAAATAATGACACAATCACCAGCAACACCATGCGGTGAAGCAAGCTTTGCAAGATCCGCAATCAAGTGATCGACTGTGAAGGCAGCACTACGATCGGTGCTGTTGTTTGCATAGCTGGCACTTAGTGCGCGATGGCGGAGACCCATCCAAGCCCGTCTGTGATCCGATGATGATCCCAATCCAGATGTACCCCAGCGAGACCGTGCATCCCATGACGCAAGGGCAGTGTCAGCATGCGTACCCGTGCAACCGTTGATGATTGCATCTTCCTCTCCATCGACCAGAGCCGATACTAGCTCTGACCTGATTAGTGGCAGGGCATTGACGATTGAATCTTCGGCAGCGTCTTCATCTACCTGTGACCGCACAGCAAAACCGGTTGCTGTGATCGTACGCTGCGCAGTGGTCATACTACTAGAAGTATACTGTGCTGGGTCATCTCCTGATGCAGCTGCCTTGATGTATGGCCGAAAACCAGTAGACAAGAATGGCAGAATTTCATTCTTGTTTTGCATGGGAATGGTTTGGAACAAAGATGCCACGCGTCGATTCATGACTAGATCACGCTCAAGCCTTGGCAACATTACGTCTGGAATCCACTCCGCACCAACGCCCGACGCATCAGCAAATATACGTTGTACCTCGCCAGGTGCCTTTGACATAATCTCTTGCACGCGTGCATGGGATTTTGGGGCACGCCCAGACTTTGACATCGAACGAACCATGTTGTAATCATCCACAGCATTTTGCAGATCTTGTTGCCAATCACAGACAGGAGCATCATCCAGCAAACCGGGTTGATATGCCATGGTCGTGCTGGTCTCACCACGTGCGCGAATGGTACCATCTTGACGCATGTATTTATTAAGAGAGGAATTAGAGCTAACTGCCCGATTTCCACCTTTGGCAGATTCCATCTCGGACATACGCTGCTGAATTTCCTTCAGTGCACTGGCCTTCTTATCGATGTTTTCGTTTAGATCTCTGTTCGCATCCTTCAAGCGCTTTTGCTCGGCATGCAAATCGTGCAGTGCCTTGGTTGCTCGTTCGGGTGTGCTGAGGTCCAGCTTTTCGTGTGTGGGATCAGACATTGAATGTCTCCTTGTAACTATTTGATGCCAAATAGGGATGTTATTGAATTGATATCGCCTGTCGGCGTTTCGGGTTGGTTGTCACTAAACAAAATTCGTTGTACCACTTCGTCAGTGGCTGCTAGTCGCAATATGGAAGTACGGACTTTTGCGTCCATTGACCTCAATTCGTCTTCTTCTTCTTCTTCGTCCTCTTCTTCCTCACCAAAGGCATTATATTCGTCCTCTTCTTCATCATCGGGTGGGCCGGCCTCCTCAATGGGTTCTTCTTCGCCACCTTCCAAGGGTGTAAATCCAGCCCAATCATCAGATTTGCCAAAGGTGATGGTGATAGTATCTTCCTCTTCGACCACTTCTAGCAGGTGCCGATGCGTGGCCGGGAGACCCACACCACGTAAAGCCAATGCTTCTGCATTAGCCGGTATGGGCACTGCACTAATTTCTAAAAGCTCATTAGACTCAAAATACATACCTTTTTGAGAATAGGCCGTATGGTCTTTTGGTAGACTCTTACGTGGTGTTGACTTGCCCGGTGCAAAACCAACACTAACGGCAGATAGAAACCCCTCTCTAAATTGTCTGGCAATAGTCTCTCCCATGGGGTTGGAAGGGTTATCGTCCCACTTAATCTGGGCTACGAGGTTGTCACCATCCATATCCAGACTCATCGTCTTGCCAACGGGCAATTGCGTATAGTCATGGCCCCATACAACGATTGGATTTGATTTATACCTCTCCAGATTCCAGCTTGGTGCTACCACATCATCATATCTATCACTGCCGGGTGTACTAGCAATAACGGTTGTTGTACTACCCTCAGTGGATGCTTTTGTTTGCATCATTCGATATATGCGTGGAGACCCCATTATTTTATCCTTGGCAGGTATGTACACCTGCAATTTACTGAATTAGATGCATATCCGAAACCACCCGGAAATTCGGCTTTGTCCGTACCAATATGCCACTTACCATCAGCACCACGAACCTTACCGTTCAGTCTTTTATGGGTGTCTCTGACGTGCTCATCACCAGCAGTAAGCCAAACGAATTCTACTGATTGATCACCTGTGGCAGCTGTCTCCCAAGCTTGTATACCAGCCATATTTACTGATTTCGTACTCTCGGTTCTCGCTATTCTAAGTGCACGAGCAGCCGAAAATGCACGACTATTCATCACCAATCCCTGAATTTCATTTACTGACATACCCTCTTCTAAGCCACGTGCAATCTTTTCTTGTACTGCTCGTTCTGTCTCAGAGGAAATATTGGTAATCATGTTTCCGATCTGTGTCCTCGTAGCGTATGCGATCCAATCACGATCCACACCAAGATCAAAATCTGGTGGCATATCCTCTGCTGCTGCACGCCATATATCCTCCATGGAGGAACCTATAACCGGCGACACAGCATCGGTTATTCGTTGATTCTCGGCAGCTTTGTCCAACAGGTCGACGATCCAATCCTCGGTAGTAGCCTTCAACATGAGACCACCACCAACAGCCTTCTTGCCAATTACTTTTGGTAGCTTTGCCGCAATCCTAGCTGCATACCCCTTCAAGTATCGTCTTAGGGTCATCTGTAGTGCACGTTCTAAAGGTGCCTGTTTATTGTCGACGAACCCACGCCAGATAGCGTTTGATGCCTCACGATCCAATACATCAGAGCCAAGCAGCACTGACAAACCACGGTATTGCTGCTGGATTTCTTCCTCTTCCTCTTCCTCTTCCTCTTCCTCTTCCACTTCGCCCACTTCCACATCTGGTGGTGGTGTGGGTTCTGCTGTTGGTTCTGAGTCGGTCGGTGTCTCACCAGCACCAGACAGTATCTGGCTGGCTTGCTCTGATGATATGGTAGGAAATGCCACCAAAACCAAAGTCATGGCAGCATCAAACGATATGCCACCAGCACCAACAGCTGCCACAATGTTGAGGAGACTAGCAATCTGCGCACCATTTAATGCAGTGGAGGCAAGAGGATCATCACCAGACTCGACAGATTCTGCAGGTTGGTCATCTGTGGCAGTGTCCACATCTGGGCTGTCTTCTTCGCCGACCTGGAATGGTAGATCGTCAAAACCCTCATATGCAGCCGCATCAGCAACACCAACACCCAAAACAGTCCAATCGATCACCCTGCTTACCCGCTCAGACCGGGACTCCTGCAACGCGTCAATCTCACTGAAATCATGTTTTACAGTGATATCCTCGGAATTGGGAAACATCCTAGCCAGACGGGTCAACTCTGAATCGATCATCGCTGCACGGCCAGATAAACCCTCCCAATACCTACGTGCTTGCTCCTTACTAGTCGCGTAATTGGCACTTGGCAACCCCACACGCGTTGGGGGCACATCTAAGGCTGCAAGCACGGCTTCTCTAGTGAAATTGCGTACTGCTGAGAATTCCATGTCTCGAGGAGTGAGCGAAATAGGCTCGTATTCTACCTGTCCACCGACGATAAGGACACCAGATTCTTTGCTCAATTGGCGTTCGTATGCTTCCCTGAGTACCTTTATTTGCTCTGCCGACCATCGGTCGCCATCTTCGGAAGGGGATAGGATTCCGGTTGGTCGTCCTGTCCGTGCTGTGGATGCTGTCAATTCCGATGTGGATCGCTCTGTATTCAAGTCGTCGTTTAAGCATTGTATCGCACCCACACCCCATAGGGACTTTGGATCATCACTCCAGCTGGGTGACCGTACGTGCAAAATCTGATCTACACTGTATATTTCTGGTGCCTGTCCTCCTGAGTACTCATAGTGGCTGATCTGACCATCCGATTCTGGCGATATAGTAACTCTTGATGGATGCAAGCGGATTAGTGCCATTGGTTCAGAACCACCAGCAATCAATAAAAACGCATCCCCAGTCAAGACCAAATCAGTGACTAGCTGGCGACGAAGAAGAATACCCGGCACTTTAGTTGATGGGCGTTCTAGCAGGTCCAGCAATGGATGATTATCCAATATCTCTGCATTAGCACCAGCACCCTTATATGCCTTGATTGGCACCTTTGACAGATCCGTTGATAGGGCAGTCACACTGGCATATACCCAAGGAAATGCAGCCATAGATGACAGACTGGCCTTTGGATCATAAAATGGCGCTACTGGTGAGTTAGTCGCCCAGTCTGCACCAGCAGAATGCTGTATTTTGCCGTCTGGGTCAATACCCACCAATCCCGCACGTTGTAACAAGCGCACGAACCATGAATTTCTAATCGCCAATGATGACCCAGCCATACCCAAGCGTAACATATTCTGTGATGGCGCACAAGTACATATAGTTCTGCGCTGCATAAGCCCACAATCTAACAGGATGTAAAAAACCATGTCGAATATAGCTTTTTGACTTGTGTCGAATATAGCTTTTTGACTTGTGTCGAATATAGCTCGCGCACCATTCGCACCATTCGCGCACCGTGATATGATCGCAGATATGATCGCAGACGATCATTTTTCCAAGCATTATACGTGTCTTATGTTGAGCTTTAACAGGATACTTATATAACAGGCTCATGTTGACAGTGGCGCGAGGGTATGTTAAATTAAAGTATAAGGAGAAACGAAATGACCACCCCTCTCACCCTTCAAGACCGCTGCAAAACCCTCCAAACCAAGTACGCTGATTTTTTCAAGCACACTTGCAACCTCGAGGTTGAAGTGGTAGTAAACCACAGCAATTATCGTGGCATGTTCATTTCTATTGCTGGGCAAGAAACAGCAGTCGAGGCAGCCTTTGAAGCACTGTCGATCGAACCCACTGAAAAAATGCCCGCACTTTTTGACGATGAGCCAAATACCGTCGTTTACTTTTACAACGTCGCAGCCTAACCCATCCCCAACGAGGAACATATCATGTCCATAACATCTCCATTCTCCATCATCGCATTCAACACCAGCAAGCACGAGCAGGTTGGCAAAGTCCTATTCGCATCGAACCACACCGAAGCCATCGAAGAAGCCAAGAAGCTGACACGTCGACACATGGCCACTGGTGACACCAAGAACATCGCAGTATGGGCATTCAAACATTACCCGGTGGGTGGTACCATCCGGAAGGATGACATCTATACCGGATATCCCGCCTTGGCTGATGAATACCTCGATGGTTCATGGGTGAAGATCCCACCAGCATCACCAGAATGGGACCTTAAATCTATTCTTGAAGTGATCGAGATTGCAAAGGCACGACTTACAGACATTGAGTATCTTGAAGATGTGATATATGATGACAAGCTGGAAGAGGCTGCAGCAGCATTGGTAGCATGGATGACTGCGACAGATGAGCTTATGACTGATTGCAGCGTTGAAGAGTCGATATCATGCTAAACCCACAAGAATTCTTGGCCAACCCCATCATCAAGGGGTTGGTTGTCCAAGCCCAGAAGAAAACACCCTTTGGTCTGCTGGTGATTGAAGCACTCCAGAATGAGGATATGGAAATGATTGGGCAGCTGGCCCATGAATATAACGATTTTATGATGACTGTGGTTGAAAGCCGCAAAGATGAGATTATTGATACTGTATACCATCGGCTAAGGGGTGAGACATGAGTCAAGAAGAGCTATTGAGGAGATCACTAGTAGTCATCGACGGTCTGCAAAGACTGGTAGGTGGTGAGCTAGATAAAAATGCGCCAGATGCCGATGTGCGGTTCTGGACACAAGCAGAGAATCTGCGAATGCAAATCCAAGCCGAATTGGGAGACACACCAGACCTGTTGTGGCAGATGATGAAGGAACGTGGTGCCGTCGAGATGTGTACTGTACCACACCACCTCCACCATCAAGGCACTAAATTCCTCTGGCCACTATCAAAAGATGGCGAAGATGTACCGTGTCCGGGTGTCGATTTACAACGCATCCTATCAGGAATTGGTTTGTCGATGGACCATGGTACCATGCCTGTTGGCCGTGGATGGCGGAGGTCCTATGTTACAGTCTATTCCTCCTGATTGGCTACAATCGTTGGTCCTTCTTTGGGTCCTCTTGGCTTCTGCTCGAGTGTTGGCTGTGTTCGTGCCACTGATTGTGGCGGACGCAAGGAAAGCCCTATCCCACTGCAAAAGCAGACGATGACAAAGCCATACATCCATACCTGAGTGCGTCCACTGCATGATCATTCTTTTTGCGTGGCAGGTCTCTTGGATCTGACCCCTTAGAAGACCGGGTATCCCACACGTACGATTCCATCTCTCGTACCAAGTTAGGTGCTGCACCACTGTGAATGAGTAAATGGGTATTACCAGCCACATCAAAAGCTAACCTCTCACACACTGCATTGACACCTGCTCTGATTTGCTTCTTGGCAACCACTGTTGATATACCATGCTCTCTGGACAGGGCCAGCCGAGACCCCCTATCTTCTGGGTCTGCCACAATCCACTGCAAAGCAGGACTACCATGGTTGGTCATACTGGTGATCTTTGCTGCGTGCTGGGATAATATCCACTCAGATTGATAATGTTCACCTATGACATGGACCACATCATCGGACGGGTCGACTGCAAACAACAAAAAACAAAATGGATTTCTTGTACCAAAATCGATAGATCCATACCTAGGCCAATGGGAGGGTATGTCGAATGCATCTACTATGTGGATATCTCTTCTAAAGTCCGCATATACCCTGCCTTCAAGAGTGACGAATTCACCACGGTCTCGAGCGCTCCTCTCGTGAGAACCATACTGCCTAAGCAGCCTGCTCCTCTTCTCTTGGTCAAGCCATGGATTATCACCACCATGCAACCAACATGTGTGGGTTTTCTCCTCTGGGTCTTGCACAAACCTATCATATACCCACGTTAGACCCTTAAGTGGTGTCATGGTGAGCAGTGCCCAACCGGATCTGCCTTCCCACTGACACCGGGTCAACCTTTGGCACCCCTCGTTATAGATTGACTCGTCGTGTTCCTCATCGATCCACAATAAATGTGCCTTATATCCCTGGATAGCACGTGCCCCAGAATCATTGGTGACAAACAGGATACGCCCACCATTGGGTGTCCTTGCTTCTGATAAGCCTGGACCATCCCTGTTGCGCCATTTTGTACCCTTTGGTAGATACTTATCTATTGCCGCTCTTTGTACGTTCACAGACAACGCAGAATTTAGTGAAGAAGCAAGGACAATGCCCGGCGTAGGAGGTATCAAAGAAGGTTCTATTTCATTGGCAGAAATCCATGCCTGCACTGATGGATCATCCCTGCCGAGAGCCACCGCCACGCTGATTTGTGCGCCCAATTCTGTCTTTCCGGCACCATTCCCACCACTGGCAAGCACAGCATCGACACCAGCCTTTTGCAAGGGTGCACGCTGGCTTGTCTTTGGCTTCTCGTTATGCCACAGCAAAGCATATGCTAATGGCGTTTGTTCCCTACCCTCTGTCCAATCAACAACAGAAGTCATGGCAGCAGAGAAATCAGGCATGATGATATTCTGGCTTGTTGTTGATGTTGATGGCTATTCGGTCGATTGCTTGTCTGTGCCTCACTGGGTTGATTTCTGAACCTATATATTTTCTGCCAGTCCATATACACGCAAGGGCCAAAGGTCCCATACCGGCAAATAAATCAACCACTGTATCACCGGGTACCGTCCACCGTTCTAACCAACCAGCCATCCAAGATGCCGGTTTGATGCTGTGTCCTTCTTTGAAGCTATGATGATGATTAGGCAGAGTGGTCCATTTCGTGCATAGTCCAGTACCTTTTACATATACCAAGGCACACTCACTAACACCCAGCCAGTGAAAGCCAGTACCAGCAGGTCCACCCTTGGACCATGACCCACCAGATACGTACCTCCAAGGAAAGCCAAGCTCAATAGATGCATCAAACCAGTGGCCTAATTTCGGCCATGTGCACCACAAAGCCAACCGACCAGCATCCACAACCTGATATGAATCACTAAGGATTTGTGCGATGTCATGATCTTTCAAGCATGGATAATGATTCTCTTCTGCGTGTGCACTATGGCCGGGTGCCTGTGCATAGTGCCAAGGTGGATCTGCAACCACCAGCTGTGCACGGACCCCAGACGACACTAGATCTTCTATCAATTCTTGAGCACTACAATTACGTAGATCGATACTGTCGGGTATCTCAGGTTCTGGTACTGTTAATAGGGTCATTTGTGACATATTCAATCCTCGGTTTGAATTATCTGTTTAATCGATCCTGCAGAATCGACATATCTTTTTGCCTCTGGGTAGGCTTCAACAATCTGCTTGGCCTGCTCTAAAGGGTTGATGGCTGATATGGCGTGTGTCACTTCAACCTGTTGTTGTATTGGTGCCAAAATACCCCTGCACTGGGCTTCCAACCTCATCAAATGCACATATGCCATAGGATAGTCACCACGTATGGCCATAGCCTGACCACTGCGACACCGAGCCAACCAATCTGCTTTGGCATCTGGCGTCAATTCCTTTTCATTCCTTGCCCATCCATCGCGTATCTTTTTTGCATCCTGTCGAATCTGACGCACTGTCACACCATGCCGACTGGCAAGTGTATTTTGAATACGCAGAGACCAATCCAGACTGAGCATAGCCTGTTCTACCTCTTCCCTGCGTCCATCAATCACTGCCTGGGTATTAACTGGCATATATTGCCCTCATTAAAAGTGAAAAGCTACTTTGCCATATCCAGTATAACACACTCTTAACAATCACTGCCATACCGCCATACCGCCATACCCAATCCAAAACCTTCCCCAATATATATATCCCCAAAACAAAACCAAATAACAATATATATATTCTATCACTAAAAGGAAATAGGTATGGTATGGCAGAAAAAATGCTCATTGGTCCGACGTACCCTTCCTGCCATACCCACTCTTTGCCATATCTAGTATCTCACCATCTCGGGCCCACATCACACGCCTTGCGCCCCCATGATGCATGCGCCTTTTGACGCAGCCCAGCCCAGTCAACAAAGCTGCAGCTCTCATACCATCGTATCTGCTCTGTTCACTTGGATCCTTTTTAAGGGCTCCACGCAACACATCCTCCAGAGTGAATGGCTCATACTGGGTGCGCAGCCAACCCTCTAACACTGTCTCCCATGAATCGTGCTGCCTATATTCTTGAGACACTTCGATTAGGTCTTCGTTGGCTTTCCCCTCCAACCACCAGCATGTGCCCGCCTTAAACATCGAGACGGCCTCCGCCCATATCTGATTACGGTCCTCCTCTATTGCTTCAATGTTAATATGCCCAATTTTAACAGGCCAAAAGCGCCTACTACCAGTAGGATCAGCAGGAAGGAATTCCAGATCATTAGTAGAGCCAACAAAAGCCGTGCTCCGGGGATATGTTTGCACGTGTCTACCGTAAGATGGACGATATTTATCAACCTGCGCACTGAGGAACGCTTTAATTGCGCCGATATCACTTCGTTTGACGTTATCCAATTCGGCCAATTCATAGATCCATACTCCTTGTAACTGTTGGTAGGCATCCTTATTCCTGAAATCCACCAAGGTATCACTGAACCAAGCATCATTACTAGTCAGCTTTCGAAAAGCGGTTGATTTGCGTGCACCCTGTGGACCTTGGATAACCAACACTGTATCCAGCTTACAACCGGGTTGATATATGCGTGCCACACACCCCACACCCCATTTTAACCCAATCTCGCGTACTAGGGCATTGTCCTTGGCACCAAAATACTTGGGCAGCAGTGACCCTATCCGTGGTTTATTGTCCCATTCCAGACTGTCTAGCCATTCTTTCACTGGGTGTATTGGGTTTTTATCGGCCACCAATGCCAACACTTCTGATACTCTCTTGGTAGGCATCTCGAGGTCATATGTGCGCGCAATCCACAGCATTAGATCGGTTTCTGCTTGATCTTTGATGGGTTCGCCTCTATATTCAATTACCTTGCTGAATTCGTTGTAACATATCCTACCCTGTAGGGTTGGGTCATTATTCAACACTGTCTCGAGATTGAGACTGGTCTTAAGGGGTGACCCGTGACCAACAACCTGTCCCTTGTGATTCTTAATTTCTCTATATTGCAAAAGGTCAGCTGTGGTGCGGTCTGGCGTCGCCACCTCAACACCAACCATTTCTGCAATCTCTGTAATATCCATATCAAATACTCCTCGCTAATAGTAAAAGGTTGCCAAACCATCCACAGGATGATTCATGTTTGCACTTCGCCACATTCCGTGCACCGGGTTCTATATAGAAATATGCTGTCTTCCTGCTGCATTGTGGACAGGTAATCTTGTCTGCTCTTTGTGGGTTACCACAGATGTGTGCACCAAGCTTATGGGCCATCTCAAATCTGGCTGCATAGTCTGTTTTAAGGCGTCTGGCTAGATGAGCCTTCAGGTTACCCGGTGCGATAGTGGTTTCTTTGTACCTCTTGACGCGTGCCTCGTATTGTCTGACTTCATCGGCAATCTTAATGCGGGTCACATCGTCGAATCTATGAGTATTGGTTTTTTGGCGTATCCTCCATAGGGTTGGTCCTTCTTTGTAGCTGCCTTCCCATAATTCGACTGCACACAGGTATTGAAGGGTTTGTGGCGACATCACTGCCGCAACCGTCCATATCCCACCCAGCACTTCTTGGATACCATCCTCTGCCTGCAACATGTCCTGTGCTTGCCTCGACAGGTCCAAGTACAAGTCTAGTGATGATTGATGTTCACCATGCTTTGCGACTAGACTAATCCAACGTTCTAATTGAATCCTCTCGCCATCATCTAGTACGCCATCAAATATTTTGTTCATCATTCCTCTAACAGTGACCAGAAACAAACCATTATGAACAGGTGATAGTGATCAATTCTACCACCTGTTCAATGGTCACTGCCGGGAGGCAGATTGTTCACACTTTCCATTAACCGGTTTTTTCAATTTCGACAATACATACTTACAAGCTATATAGAATCGTTCACAATCATCATCTATCCAGCGTAAAAGACTCCTAGCCCACATCACATCTTTACTGTGTCCAGTATTGGTATTTATAATTGCTTCTCTCTGCACAACATTCATCACACCCTCGACTGTATCCCTTGGGTGCTTGACACTAGCCTGCCAGATGAAATTTAGAATCTTAATCTTATCCATCACCCTCTACCCTGCAGATTTGTACCAGTACATGAGGTTTCTCTTTTTTCCCATGGTAGTATTTATAGCTCTGAGTGTGGCATACCTGGGCATCATCATGCCAAACCATGCCAGATCTATCAATCCCATCCAATACAGATTTCACCAAATTGTCTATATCTGGCCTCCGTGTATGGGCGATTGGACCATCTGGATCGGTTTTGCGCATCAATCTTTTTGGTCGGTGTAGGTAAAAAGTAGTAATTACTTCCAGAGGTACACCCTCGTCGATGGGCAGTATGGAACCATTAACAGATGAAAATGCTGCCTGTGTTGCACACGCAGACACCAATTTTTCATAGACTTTGGTGGCCGTTGGCGTATATGTCTTGCGATTCTTCTCTGACCATCTGGGTCTGCCTTTGGCATGAGGCTGGGTGTCCACTCTAAAGGCCAACAGTAATAAGCTAGTGGCCATCTTTGAACCCCCACCTAGCGAAGTCTGTGCACCAGTCAGCAAAGCTACCACTGACGATGTGCGTTTCGCTTAGGGTCTTACCATATACGCTTTTGAACATGTTCACTTCTTGGGCACAACCATCACTGAGGGTACCATCCTCTCGTTTGATGACCCACAAGTACCCACCAGCACGAGCCACAGCCCAAGCAACACTAACCACATGTGCCAGACCCCTTTTCCTTAAGTCTGGGTTTCTATCATCACCAAACACTTGGTCGATATAACTATGTACGACAACCGGCGAATACCCCATGTGGACTGCAAACCTAGCCAACTGCTCTGCATCCTCGACATTCATCTTTACGGTTTCTGGGTCGGTATTACCATAGGGTGCACAGATATATACCACCGAGTGTGGGTGTGGCAGCTGGTGTAGTCTCCCATCAAGGAACCTGGATGTAAATTGCTCCGTGACCAGCTCAGGCATTGGTTTCGACCCGTGGCAGGATGATCGTCTCGATTAATTCTCCTGTCTCCATGCCAGCCCACTTTGCTATCAATTGACACATATCAACACTGGGGTTGCATGGTCGTGTTTCCCAAATAGACCAAGTGCGCCAGTGCACGCCACACTGCGCAGCCGCATCACACTGGGACACATTCCTTTTTGCACGTTCGACGCGTAAGAATCTAGCCAGCTTTGTATCTACCTTGGCTTCGTCTTCATCCATGGTTACCTCCTGTTGTTTTAACATGAACCATAACGTTTTCTAACACGGGTTTGTTTGACAGGCAAACGACCATGGGTTAAAAACCGTTTAGCATCAAAACAGGAGGAACAGAATGCTAATCAACAAAGGAAGAGTAACAGCCATTGTGGGTGCCCAATTCGGATCAGAGGGTAAG